GAGGTTTGTTCTTGTAGGAATCTCTGACGCTCCGCAGCTGCTGCTTGTGCTTGGTATCTTGCTTGTGCTCTAGCTTGCTTCCGCTGCCCTGCATATTGAGCAACTGAAGAACCGACGGCTATTGCTATTGATACTGGATCACACATGTGTTACTTCCTCTCTAATATAAATGACAGATAGTTCTCGTACTGACAATCGTTAAACTCAGCACCTAACCACTCCAACCACCTAATGCTCAGTGTGTTACTACGCATGACAAAGTTAGTTAAGTAATCAAATCCATTCAGTAGTTCCTGCATCCGCTCCTTAGAGTGTTGCAAAAAGAACTTCTTAATCTTTGGTAATCTTCTAGTACCTAATAACCAAGCACTTCCGATATTAGTACCGTTGATAGGACACACTCCAAACGAGCAATACAGATTGTTCCATTCATCCCGTACACTGTAGCACTTGCTGGATGTAGCGTAAGACATATACACAGCATCTCTAGGGTGGTGCATAAGCCCAAGAATCTCTAACATGTCTTCCTCCCGCAGGTCTTCGTACAGATCAACTGCGTCCATGTCTCCTTGTGCTTCATCTATCCTAAGCTCCATATCTTCTGCTTCTCGGTATCATCCTGGATTCAAACTCTGCTGCTAATAACTTAACTGGCAAGGCTGAACTACTTTTCACTTCGATTGTTACATCGTTTGGTTGTCCCTGTACGGGGAATCTGAAGTGTCCGTCTTGTGGTGTGAAACTATTAAGTGTTAAGTCTGCACCAGTTATAGCAGGATTAAATGCGTAGGTGTAGGTGTCTCTAAACTTAGGAGTTACTTCCACAACAAAATGTCCGGTCTCTGCATAGTTCAAGCTACCGCTACGAATCGTTTGAAAGGTGTAATCAGATGCACTACGACCTCCTCTTTCTGTCGGCTGCTTCAGTGTCTGATCGGAGAACTTGTACAACATATTGTACGGGATACCTGCAAAGAATGGAACAGATGTTATATCTCCACTGACTGTACCTGCTGTAGCTGATGTTCTAGTGAACGCATACTCGTGTCCAGTTTTACTGTATATCTCAACATCTATTGGATCGTAAGGAAACCCGCTGATCGTAGTAACACCCCCGCTAAAGCTAGTAGTCAAAGCACTACCATCTATCCTACTGTCTAAACAGATAGTATAAGTAAGTCCTGTGTCCTGTAGATCGTTCTCTAGTGGTAGTACTTCTAAGTAGGTGGATGTAGTATCGTTCGTTACCAAGTGTAAGTTAGACTCGATGAACTCTAATCCGATAACATCTCTACTAAGTGTGAACTTCTGCCAAGCTGATTGTATCTTCTCTTTACCTTGCCAAAAGAACTTGTACACAAATATCTCTTTTCTGTTCTGATTGTTAACCAGTGCTATGACATTCTCAACAGAAGTACCCGCCATAGCAATAACATCTGATTGTATGTAAGTAGGTACTTGAGCTGTTACTTCTGCTGCATCAAAGATGTTAGTATCGTTATCTACAAAGTACTCAGTAACCCCTGCATATCCGTTCCGTTTGAATGGGAAGTATACATAGTTATTCAGTACGATTGGACGAATCTCTGGTGTGGAATTGTATTCAGTAGCGGGTGTTATGCTTACCGTCTTAGGTGTTAACAAGTCACTACCTCTAAGTACGAACTGTGTATTCTCAGAGAACAACAATAACTTCTCTTGGAATGGTACAGCGTGTTTAAGAATAGCTACTCTTGTGTGACTTACTCCTACATCTATCCGAGAACTGTCCAACAGCTGTAGTACAGTAGCCCTCCAAAAGTTAAAGAACTCATCTGCTTCACTGAATACAATACTATCATTAGTAAGTACACCCAGACGATTCTTAAAGAAGAACATATCGTTTATCTTACTACCTACAAATGTAGGAGCTGGATTTGTTTCGTCGTCTCCTACTAACCTATCTGTCCAATCAGCAACATCTAATGTCCAGTTGGTAAATGTAGCATCCGGTACTAGCTGTAGGGGCATAGTGTTAGCGTTGATCTCAGTCTTTACACCGTATCCTATATCCTCTACCCAAGTACCTTCTCCGAAGTCATTACCGTCTTTTGTTTGGAAAATAACATAGTAATCATCTTGGACTAGCTCTGTATCTCCTTTTACTTTTACTCGGAAGTTATTGAATGCTTTAGCTGGTAGGTCTGTAATATTAGATACTTCTTTATATACTAATCCTAATCCTTGATCTGCTATTCCATCATTGGTGTGTATCCTAAAGTCTTCAGTAGCTGTAAGTTTTATAATAGCATCTTCTCTTACTACTGTACCGTTGAACGCAGCAACTGTTCCTAATGCAGCGAATGCTGTTGCTCTATTGCCTCCTGACGGTGGTAACTGTATTGTAATAGTAGGTGCAGATGAATAGTTACTTCCACCGTTGGTTATAATAATACCAGTAACAAAACCTCCTGAATTTACTGTAGCTATACCAGTAGCACCACTACCACCCCCTCCGCTAAAAGTAACAGAAGGTGGAATGAGTGGATCATAATTAGCACCAGCGTGTGTAATAGTAGCAGAAGCTACAAAATCCGAATTACCACCGTTGTTTAATACATTGTATAGTTGTGTAGCTATAGTAATCGTATCAGCATCACTACCTCCACCCGCTACTCCATCCCCACTAAGAATATCAAAACTCTGTTCTACATCATCGCTTGTATCAAACTCACCGTCTGGTCCTGCGAAGATAGTGTGTACAGCATATTGCTTATCGTAGTCTCCCAGCTTAACAAATACTAAAGCTTCGTAAGGAAGTGTGGAACTAAGAGAAGCACCTAATGATACTGTCTGTTCTTTGTTAGCTAAGAATGTATAGTCAGCAACAGTTAACGCTTTAACATCAGTACGGGGAGTAGTAACATTATTGAGGTAGGTTTGAGCGTTAGCTGTAATAGTAACTGTCTTCTCCGATCCGTCACTCAGATCAAATAAAGATAGATCATTGTTATCTATAACAGCAGCAAATTGATTATCATCGTCTCTATCTATAAAGTGTACAAACGCATCGTTGCTTACTTTACTTGTGAACAGTTTGCTTGTGTGTCTTGTATTAGGACGCTTTACCAATCCCTCAACAACAGTAGCCCAAGCATTAATCTGCTCATCACACTGTCCAGGATAACGAAGATTGTCAGGCTGCTGCGATACGCCCTGTGCTAGGTTAGGTACACTGTTTACTAACAGAGGCATCGCTTATCTATCTAATACTCTTAGTACGCTGTAGTGGTCAAAGATAGTTCTGTCTGCATTCTCAGAGTCACTATCGATAGCACGGGCTTTAGCTTCTATCTCGTCTCTCAAAGCAAATCCTTCAATCTCTCTACTGCCTAAGAATCTGTTAGCAAAGATACGAGCTGCTTTAACTGTGATGTAGTGTCTGAACTGCTCAGGCATATCTGTGAATGCTAACTCAAAAGTGATGGAGGCTTTAACCTCCTTGGTCCATACATCCGTGTGATTCTTTCTATCGTATAGAGTAAGTCCACGCTGTACTGGATCGCTGTCTGTATAAAGTTGTGGGTCTAAGTCTACCTTCAGTGTGTTACTTGGTAATGTAATCTTAGATGTGGAAGCGTCAGGAGTCAGGGTGTATTCATGTTCTGTATTGAAGTGCCAACCCTCTGACTGTACGGCTTTACTGGTTTCGTCCAGCACTGCTTCCGCTTGTATGACTGTTACGGGAACTGCTGTTCCTCCTAATGTATTTACTGGTGCTTCTCCAATAACGGAGATCATCGTGTTTACTGCATTCAGTTTAGTCGTAAGTGCCATAGCTATATAAATAAGTAATCCCGATGGAGGGAGCGGAACGAATCACAGACCTCCCAACACCGAGAGAAAACAGGTTATGCGATCAATTCGATAGCACACTCTGGACGGAGAACTCCGTGACCCATAGCGTACTTCGCAACAAAAAGCGTACCTTGACGCTCGATCTGATACTCAGATTCGGTAGCAAGATCAAGCAACTTAACAGTTCCTACAGCAGCAGAGTGAGAAACGATACCTTTAGTATTGGTGAAGTTTCCGTTGTATCCGATACCGTTACCACCAAACACATCGTTGTTAGCCTCACCGTCACCGCCAGAAGTGGAGCTGAGGTCAGTTGATGGAATGTGGTTGGACTTGAAGATGCTGATACCAGCGATCTGTGGAATGTTACCAGCAGCAAGACTTCCGGCTCCTCCAATATCTTTATTGATAGCGGAGGTAAGAGAGAAGCTGTTGGAATCGTCAGCACCAGTGATAAGCCTGTAGTACTCTTGAGGACGCAATACACAGAAACGACCGTCGCTAGGAACATCGTGTTCATCCATGCGTTGAGCAGCACTAAACAAAGCAGCTACCAAATCAGCACCCGTAGGATCAGTAACATCTGTGTTAGCGTCTCCGAAGTTTACGAATGCGTTTTGACTGATGTCAAGGATGCTTCCACCTTTACCAACTTGATTCAAGTTAGCAGCTGAACGAGCAGCAGCGATGAACACTTTAGCAAGAGCAGTGTCAAAACGAACTGCAAGTGCTTTACCCAACTCGTTAGCGTATACTGAACGAATGTCGTAATGGTTCTTTACATCGTCGATGTTAGCCAAGAAGGTAGAAGCAACAAGCATCTTATCGATGGTGATTACTCTTTCAGTCTTAGCAATATCACTGAGGTAGCTGTTGCCAGCGTCTGCGATGTTTTGACCAGGAGTGTGGTACGAAGCGGTAGCGATTCCAGTTACTGGGAACTGTGCAGACTTTCCGTTTTCGATTGTTCTAATTGTGTGTAGAGGTTTGAAGATGTTGGACTCCTCAAAGCTTTGCAGAATCTCTCCGCTGAACTTTTTAAGGAACAACTCATCATTGTCAGTACCAGCGGATAAACCTTTACCAGCACTTCTAATACCTACACGACTTGGATCTGTATTTCCGTTAGCCATAATATATGTCTCCTATGTTATAAGTTATTGAATGTGTGATGATTACCAGTGACTTTCACATCTTTCGTCTTCACAGGATTGTCCTCCGCAGAGGGTCGAGGGACTAGTTGTTGCTAGTTGTCGATTAAATTTAAGTATAAGTAAAATGTAAAAAGGCTTGACTGTCAACCTCTACGACCACTTGGACCAAAGTAGAAACCAAGGATACAAGGCAGAATTACTGTGCATCCCATAAGGCTGATGTGTCCAGAAGATATAGTGAGTGGCTCTTGGTTGGCTTGGAAGCTGATGAGTCCGAATAAGAACTCGTTGACTCCCTCTCCATCTGCGTTTGTGAGTGTGACGATTTCTGCGGTGGGGAAGAGGGTGCACAGGACGATACACGCACAGAGCGTAGACACCCCGATAACAGCAAGAATACGACGAGTAAAAGAAACAAACTCCCCAGAACCTTCTTTATGGAGGTTAGCTTGTAGTCTAAGGAAATTATCGTTGTTACGAGCCTCTCTCGCCATTTCAAGATCGTGCTTCTGTTGACGGGCTTCAAACACATAACCAAAAACCCCTTTAAGAATCGCACCCATAGCAGTACTACCACCGCCCGTAATAAATAACATAAGTAATTCACCCATCTTTTCACCACGCTCCTACTCTCATTTGATCTACTTTCATTCGTAGAATATCTAACTCTTTCTCAAGATACTTCAATCGTTCAAACTGTTGATGGTCTGATGTTATCGGTGCATCTTGCATTTCCAACAGATGATCCAGGTCTGCTTTGGATTGTTCTGCAAACTTCTCGATGTGCATCATCCGTGCTGACAAATCCCCAAGCATAGTACCTTCATGTTGTACTCGACCAAGTCCGTTATCCAACTCATTGATCTTGTTCCATATAACACTGTATCCCCAAACCACGCTACCTACCACAGCTATTACTTTAGCCATGAATGCAAGGTTAGCTTTTACTTGTACATTCTCGCCTATCTCTGTTGCCATAGACTTTATCATAAACAGAAACCCCTAGCTAGGGAAACAAATAAAGAGCGAAACAAAAACCTAGCTAGGGGCCTATGAATAATGAAACTATACTATATATTTATATATTACTTACTGCTAGCCGTCTGTCAATCTCTTCGTGATATGCTTTATCACCACTGCGATAGCGTGGATCAGACTGTGCTCGTGCTAACTCCTGCATACTTTTAAAGGGCATAGTAGATACACCAGACACACTACCTTGAGTTAACTTAGGAGTAGACCCTGTAGCATTCTGATACCTGGCGTACAATCCTTGAACTGCTAATTTAGCTTGTTGAACTGTACCACCTGTGACCGCCTCATCAAAAGCATCGATCTCTTCTTGTGGTAAATTCTCATTCGCCCACTCTGCCATCGCATCGTATTGACCGTTCGCCACGCTTTGTATTTGAGCTTCTTCAGATTGTAATAATGCTTGCTGACCAGCTGCGTAGCTGTCAACTAAATCTCTGGGTAAACCGGCTTTCTCTAAAGCGTTATAAGTTTCCTCACTAAGTTGACCGTCGTTTTCAAAGAACTCTTTACTAGCCTCCGCAATCGTTTGATATGCTTCACTAGTGTTCTCTTCAGTTTGTTCTTCTTTGTTCTCAACTTCCGCATCTTCTGCTTCGTCTTCTTTAGGAGCTTGTCCAAGTTTCTTTTCCAGCTCGGAGTACGCTTGTGCCATGTCTTCCGCACTTTTGAACTTCTCTGGGAGCCATTCCGGACGGTCGCTTTGTTCTTGCGGTAATTCCTCGGCTTGTTGCTCTTCGGTGATTGCTTTCTCTTCGGGTTCGATTTCGCTTGGTGCTTTCTCATTGATTTCTACTCGGTGTAATTCAGCCATAATAGTTTATTCCTCTTGCGGTTGTTGTTGTTGTGCCATGTACTGCTCCTGTGCTGCGTTGATAGCTGGTCCTACTGCGGGTGCTCCGAGTTTCTGTGCCATCTCCATCATCTGTTGCTGTTGCATAGCTTGTTGAATTTCTTCTTCTGTCTTAATCAGTCCTTCAGTCTCAATACCAAGAGCAGTAGCACGACGCTTGAAGTAGTCACTGACATTTAAGTATTGAGTAACTGCTTGTGGTCCTACTATCTGATTAG